GAAGGCACGCCCTCTTCGTCGTGTCTACCTACCATGTCGGAGGGGTTAGTCACGTCAGCGGCGACGAGCGGGGATCGTCGGGCGACGTTGGTGGCGATGCGTGACAAGCTGGCCCGCGACATGGACGCCGCCCCACCGGCGGTAGTCGCCCAGATCGCCGGCCGTCTCTCGGCGATTCTGGCCGAGCTGGAGCAGTCGGTGGTGGGGAAGGTGACGAGTGTCGACCAGCTTGCAAAGCTCCGTGAGGATCGGCTCGCAAAGGCCGACCAACGTCCACCGGCCAAGCGTCAGACGAGGAAGCAGCGGCCCTGAGGCTGTGGCGCTGGCGCGGATCGCCGGCCTCGAGCTCGACGACTGGCAGCAGTGGTTGCTCGACGAGTCGCTGGCCGAGGCGTCGACCCGGCCGCCTCGGTGGTCGGCGTTCGAGGTCGCTGTGTTGGTCGGTCGGCAGAACGGGAAGGGGTCGGTGCTCGAGGCCCGCCAGCTTGCCGGGCTGTTCCTCGTCCGAGAGCGGTTGCAGGTTCACACTGCGCACGAGTTCAAGACATGCTTCGAGCACTTCTTGCGGATCGTCGGGCTGATCGAGTCGACGCCGGATCTGGATTCGCAGGTGATGCGGGTTCGTCGTGGTGCCGGTGAGCAGGCGGTCGAGTTGCGTAGCGGTGAGCGGTTGCGGTTCCTCGCTCGTTCGGGTGGGTCCGGCCGCGGTATGGCGGGTGACTGTGTCTATCTCGACGAGGCGTTCGCGTTGACGGCGGCGATGATGGGTGCGTTGTTGCCGACGTTGTCGGCGCGGCCGAACCCGCAGGTGTGGTACACGTCGTCGGCGCCGATGGCGACGTCGACGGTGTTGCACGACGTTCGTAAGCGGGGGCTCGCTGGTGTGTCGCCGCGGCTGTTCATGGCCGAGTGGGGCGGGGCGATCGATGTCGACGTCGAGGATCGCGATGTCTGGTATGCGTCGAATCCGGCGCTGGGGATCCGCATCACCGAGGAGGCGGTCGAGGCCGAGCTCGATGCGTTGCGTAGCACCCCCGAGGAGTTTGCCCGGGAGCGGTTGGGTGTCCCCCAGGAGCCGTTGACGCATTCGTCGCGGTTGATGGTGTCGGCTCACCAGTGGGTTCCGTTGGCCGATCCGCGTTCGGAGATCGTCGGTGCTCCGGTGCTCGGTGTCGACGTCGCGCCGGAGGGGTCGTCGTCGGCGATCGGTGTCGCCGGTGTCCGTCGTGACGGTGTCGGCCATGTCGAGGTGATCGATGTGCGGCCGGGTACGGCGTGGGTTGCCGATCGGCTGGCCGGCATCGTCGAGCGGCAGTTGCCGGTGGCTGTCGGTGTCGATGCGTCCGGTCCGGTGCAGATGCTGGTTCCAGAGCTGCGTCGGGTCTGTGCGTCGGCGGGGGTCAAGCTGGTCGAGGTGACGTCGCGTGCGTATGCGGCGGCGTGCGCCGACTTCGTCCAGGCGGTGCAGGATCGTCGGTTGGCCCATCTCGGTCAGGCGTGGCTCGATGACACTGTCGCAGCTGGTCGGCGGCGGGACTACGGCGACGGATGGATGTGGGATCGGCGTGTCGGTGTTGACATCTCGCCGTTGGTCGCGGTGACGGTCGCCCGCCGGGTCGCCGCGTCCGAGCCGGTCGAGTCGGTGCCGTTGATGGCGTGGAGGTGAGCTGATGGCGGCGGTGTTCGACAAGGATCCCGATGCCACGGTCGACGTGGTGATCGACGACTTCGCCGACCTGTTGGCGGGTGGTGACACGATCACCGGTCACACGGTCGTCGTCGACCCGGGGCTCGTCGTCGTCGAGTCGTCGAACACGACGGTGGATGTGACGGTGCGGTTGTCGGGTGGGACGGTCGGGGTGACGTATCAGGTGACTGCCCGGGTGGACACCGCCGAGGGTCTCGTCGACGATCGCAGTGTCCAGGTTCGTGTGGTCGAGCGGTGATCGCCGCCGTCTTGGCGGTCGTCGGATTGGCCCTCGTCGTCGTCGGTGTCGTCCTGATCTCGGTGCCTGCCGGTTGGATCGTCGCCGGTGTCGGGCTGGTCGCCGCCGCCTACGTGAAGCGCTACTTGGAGGCTCAACGTGAAGATCCTCGAGCCTCTCGTCCGTAGACCGGCGACGTCGACTCGCTACACGCTCGAGGACTATGCCGCCTGGGTGGCCCAGTCGTTGGGTTACGGGGCGTTCGGGTTCCAGGGTTCGCAGTTCCCGTTGGGGGTGACGACGACGAATCCGGCGGTCCGCTCGGAGCCGATCGGGGAGAACTTCGTCGGCTACGTCGGCCACGGGTTGCGCGGCAACGGAATCGTCTGGTCGCTCGAGTTGGTCCGGGTGCAAGTGTTCTCGCAGGCCCGGTTCCAGTTCCGCCGGCTGCGTGCCGGTCGACCCGGCGAGCTGTTCGGCTCACCGGCGCTGGCACCGCTCGAGGGGCCCGATGGTGGGCCGAACGGTCTGTTGCTGTCGCGCATGTTGATCGACGCCGACATGGCCGGCAACTTCTACGGGATCCTCGTCGACGGGGCGGTGCTGCGGTTGCGGCCGGATTGGGTCGACGTGGTCGTCTCGCCGATGGCGACGAGGGTCGGCGAGGTCGGCCACGAGGTCGTCGGCTACGTCTACTGGCCCGACGGGGTGCGCGGCTCGGACGACGCGATGGTGTTGCCGGTGGAGCTCGTCGTCCATTTCGCGCCGATGCCGGATCCGCTGGCGCTGTTCCGCGGGATGTCGTGGTTGACGCCGGTGGTCCGCGAGTTGATGGCCGACCAGGCATACACGGGGCACAAGTCGGCGTTCATCGAGAACGCGGCGACGCCGAACCTGGCGGTGTCGTTGAAGGAGACCGTGTCACCGGCGGCGTTCGCCGAGTTCGTCGACACGATGGATGCGGCGCACAAGGGCCCGTCGAACGCCGGCAAGACGCTGTACTTGGGTGGCGGGGCGGATGTCACGGTGGTCGGCGCCGACATGCAGCAGCTCGACTTCAAGGTGGTGCAGGGCGCGGGTGAGACGCGCATCGCCGCGGCGGCCGGGGTCGGCGCGGTGATCGCCCAGTTCTCCGAAGGGTTGCAGGGCTCGAGCCTGAATGCGGGCAACTACGGGGCGGCGCGGCGCCGGTTCGCCGACGTGACGATGCGCCATCTGTGGCAGCAGGCGGCGGCGTCGTTGGCGGCGGTGATCCAGGTTCCGGCCGGATCACATCTGTGGTACGACGACCGCGACATCTCGTTCCTGCAGGAGGACGCCCAGGACGCGGCGAACATCTTCAACACGAAGATGGCCGGGATCCGCCAGGGTGTCGACGCCGGCTTCGACCCGGCGTCGGTGGTAGCCGCAGCCGATGCGCTCGACGTCAAGCAGCTCGTCCACTCGGGCCTGGTCTCGGTGCAGCTGCTGCCACCCGGCGAACCGGCCCCGACCAACGGCGACACGCCTGTCGCCGAGGAGATGAACGCATGAGTGACGCACCCCGCGACAACCTGACACGGTCGGCACCGTTCCAGCTCGAGCGTGCCGACGAGAACGGTGACGGCCTCACGTTGAGCGGCCACGCGGCCGTGTTCAACGAGTGGACGACAATCGACTCTTGGGAGGGGCGGTTCCGCGAGCAGATCGCCCCCGGCGCCTTCCGGCGAACGATCAGGAACAATGCCAAACAGGTCAAGCTGCAGTTCGACCACGGTCAACACCCGCTGATCGGATCGCTACCGATCGGCAACATCACCGAACTGATCGAAGACAACCGCGGACTGTTCGTCGAGGGTCGGCTGCATGGCAACTGGCTGATCGAACCGGTACGTGAGGCGATCACCGACAAGTCGATCGACGGCATGTCGTTCCGCTTCTCGGTCGTTAACGAGACGTGGGACAAGGTCGACTCCGACCTGCCCGAGCGGACGATCACCGAGGTCCGTCTGTTCGAGCTGGGACCGGTCGTGTTCCCCGCCTATGCCACCACCGACGTCGGCGTGCGCAGCCGCGAACTGGTCCGTTCGCTGTTGAGCGCCGACGACACCACCCGGCGAGAGATCGCCGCACTTCTGCTCCGGGAGACCGGAGCCGACACCGCGGAAGCGGTGGATCCACCTGACACTCCGACGACTGGGCCCGCCGACAACGGCACTCCAGACGATGGACTCGTCCCCAGCAGCGACCCGGCCATCAGCCACTCGCGCACCTACAGGCCCGCACAGCCACCCGACGTCACCCCCGAGCGTCGCAAGGAGATCCTTGCCCGCGTCGGCGACGTCGTCGGGGCGCTGGCATGAGCGCAGGAGCGCAAACCGAAATGGAACTTTCCCACCCCCAGGCGGTCAACCGCCTCAAGGACATCAAGGACGAGCTCGAGCGGCTCGACAACAAGGCGACCGATGCCACGCTGACCGCCGAGGACGAGGAGTACTGGCGTGAGCTGGTCGGCGAGTTCGGTCTCGTCGACGAGCACCGCAAGGGTCTCGAGCGCAAGGCCGAGCTGGTCCGCGTCGGCGCCGCCGACGCGCTGCGCCCGCGCAGCGGGCTGAGGGTCGAACGCGGCTCGGACGGCGGCGAGCTCGACCGCGACATCATGGATCCCGACTCGGTGGACAAGCGCCGCTTCCGCAACCCGTGGGACCTGTCCGAGATCCGCACGTTCAACCGCACATCCGGCGAGGTCGGCCAGGAGCTGCGCGCCCGTGCCCTGTCGGCGATCGAGACGATGCCGGGGATGAACCAGTCCCGCCGCGAAGGGGCGACGAAGATCATCGAGGAGTTCGACAACTCCCGCGGCGACATCTCCAAGATGGCGCTGGCGACGTCGTCACCGGAGTACCTGCGGGCGTTCGCCAAGGCGGCCCGCGGCCAGGAGGCGGCGTTCACCCCCGAGGAGCGTGAGGCTGTCACCCGGGCGATGTCGCTGACCGACAATGCCGGTGGCTACCTCGTCCCGTTCCAGCTCGACCCGACGGTGATCATCACCTCGGACGGCAGCCGCAACGACATCCGCCAGGTCGCCCGCCAGGTCGTCGCCACCGGCGACGTGTGGAACGGTGTGTCGTCCGCGGCGGTGTCGTTCTCGTGGGACTCCGAAGGCGCCGAGGTCTCCGACGACGCGACGACGTTCGCCGGCCCGACGATCACGATCTACAAGGGCGCCGGGTTCGTGCCGATCTCGATCGAGGCGGCGATGGACGAGGCCAACGTCGCCTCCGAGGTCGGCCGGCTGCTCGCCTTCGGCAAGGACACGCTCGAGTCGACGGCGTTCGCCACCGGCTCGGGCTCACAGCCCCAGGGCATCGTCACGGCGCTGACCGGGACGTCGTCGGAGATCAACGCCGCCGCCGACGACACGTTCGCCGTCGCCGACGTGTACACGATCCAGGGCAGCCTGCCGGCGCGCTACCGGTCGAACGCGTCGTGGCTGGCGAACAACTCGATCTACAACCTGATCCGCCGCTTCGACACGTCGGGCGGCGGCGGGTTCTGGGACAACCTCAACGCCGACCGTCCACCCAACCTGCTCGGCCGTCCGGCGCACGAGGCCGAGGGGATGGACGCGACGGTGACGGCGTCGGGTGCGGTGTCGAACTACATCTTGATCTTCGGCGACTTCTCCAACTACGTCATCGCCGACCGCATCGGGATGACCGTTGAGTTCATCCCGCACCTTTTCCACGTCACGACGAACCGGCCGTCCGGCTCACGCGGCTGGTACGCCTACTTCCGCACCGGCGCGGACAGCGTCAACGACGGTGCGTTCCGTATGCTCGACGTCCCGTCGGCAGCGTGATCGGGTAGTCGCTTCCCGCCGAGGTGACATCCGACGTCCCCCCCCAGGGGCGCTTGCCCCTGGGGGTGGACATCCAACATTGCAAGGAGTTCTGATGGCTGTTCTACGTTGTCTCGCCCCGTTCGCCCTGACCGAGAAGTCGGGCGTCGAGCGGGTCGTCTCGGCCGGTGATCTCGTCGACTCCACCGACCCCGTCGTCAAGGGTCGCGAGGATCTGTTCGAGCCGGTCGAGACGACCGTTGCGCGGACCAAGGAGCGCGGCGTCGAGAAGGCGACGGCGTCACCGGGCGAGAAGCGCACGGCAGCCAAGCCGGCCAAGTCGGACTGAGCGGTGGCGGCATGGCCGACGGGTGAGGACACCCGCGAGTGGATGCGCTCCGAGGCGATCGGCTACTCCAGTGACGGCGACACCGTCGCCCTCGCCGAGGTGACCGCGGCGGCCCGTCAGGCGCTGACGATCCGCTGCTCGCCGACGCTGCTGCCGGCCGACCCCGACGACTGCCCGACGCCGCTGCGCCTGGCGATCATGATGCGGGCGGCGTCGCTGCTGCTGCGCCGCGACTCGCCGTCGGGGATCGTCTCGTTCTCGCCGGACTCGGTGTTCCGCGTCAACCGCTTCGACGCCGACGTCGACGAGCTGATCGCCGAGTTCGTCGTGCCGTTCGTGGCCTGATGGCGACGATCGGCGAGGTTCGCCAGGCGCTGGCCGACCTGCTCAAGACGTCGCTGGAGATGACCTACGCGCACGCCTACTGGCCCGGCACGGTGATGCCGCTGACGGTGGCGGTGATCCCCCAACCCGGCCGTGACTACGTGTCGTTCGAGGACGCCACGTTCTGCCGGCCGGTGTGGGCGCTCTCGGCGGTGATCATCGGCCCGTCGACGAACCTGCCGGTGGCGATGGAATGGCTCGACGACGCCATCGCCCGGGCCCCGGCCGCCGTCGACGCCGATCCCCGTCTCGGCGGCCGGGTTTCCAACCTCGTCGTCGAGGCCGTCACCGAACCGGGGCGGATCACCGAGACGGCGTCGAACTGGCTGATGGCCGTCGAGCTGCGTTTCCGCCCGTTCTTCCTCGCCTAAAGGAGACAGCCATGGCCGTCGTCATCACCCATCCGATCCTGTACGCCGGCAAGGCGTGGAACGTCGGTGACGTCGTCACCAGTCACGAGATGGCCGACAAGTTGATCCGCTTCGGCAAGGCGAAGGCCGAAGCGTCCGAACCGCCGGCAGCCGCCGCGGAACCCCCGGCAGACGACGAGCAGCCTGCCCCCACCCCGGCCCGCAAGGCCAGATCAGTCAAGGAGTAACCGATGGCTGTCGCAACCCCGTACATCGCCCGCGATCCGATCATCACCATCACGTCGACGACGCCCGACCTCGAACTGGTCTGCCACGCCCGCACCGTCCGGCTCACCGCCGAGGACAACGAGGTCGACGTCGACACGTTCTGCAACCCCGACGGCACCGCCCCCGGGTCGACGAAGTGGACGTTCGAGTGCGACGTCCTGCAGTCCTTCGGCGACGGTGCCACCCCGGGCATCTGGAACATGCTCTACCCGTTGGCCAAGACGGTGGCGACGTTCCAGTTGCGTCCCGACGAGGCGGCGATCTCGACGTCGAACCCCGAGGCGACGTTCGACGCGTGGGTGCCGACGATCCCGTTCGTCGACTCGGAGCGGGGCGACTCGACGATCCTGACGATGACGTTCTCCGTCGTCGGCTCGCCGACGTTCGACATGGTCCCCTAGATGGTTGCCCGCCGCAGGGGTCCGGCAATCGAGGTCGAGGGCGCCGACGAGCTGCGCAGGGCGCTCAAGGAGGCCGGCGACTCCTCGAAGGATCTGAACAAGGCGAACAAGGCGGCCGGCGAGGTCGTCGTCGTCGAAGCCCGCACGATCGTCCCGGTGCTGTCGGGTGCGCTGTCGCGGTCGATCAAGGCGTCGGCGGGCAAGACGAAGGCGTCGGTCAAGGCCGGTGGTGGTCTCGCCTACGGTGCCGTCATCCACTTCGGCTGGCCTGCCCACGGGATAGAGCCACAGCCCTTCTTATACGATGCGCTTGACGCCCGCCGCGGCGAGGATCCTGCGGACGATGGCGTGGATGCAGTTGCGCAAGACGAACCCGGACGCCACCTGGGAGGATGCCGGCGCGCTCGAGCTCGTCGCCGCCCCAAAAGCGCTGGCGTCGACGGGCAACGGTGGCGAACCGACTACGCCGAACTCCGTCGCCGCCGACTCAAGGTCATGGCCGGATTCTGCCGATACTGGAAGCTTGCCCCGGCCGACTACTACGCGCTGACGATCGCCGAGGTGTCGGCGATGTTCGAGTGGATGGCCGACGAGCGCAGGGCGAAGGAACGGGCGCACCGCCAGCAACAGGCCCAGGCGCGTCCCCGCCGCCACTGACCCGAGGAGCGTGACGTGGCAAAGAACGACGTCACCGTCAACATCCTCGGCGACGCCAAGGGATTCACGAAGGCGACCGAGGAGGCCCAGAGCAGCCTCGGCCGCCTCGGCAAGGGGATGGGTCTCGCCGTCGCCGGGGTCGGCGCCCTCGGGGTCGGCGCCGCCGTCGGGCTGGCAAAGCTCGGCGAAGAGTTCGACTCGGCTTACGACTCGATCCGCACGGCGACGGGGGCGACCGGCGACGAGCTCGAGGGGTTGCAGCAGTCCTTCGACGACGTGTTGGCGTCGGGCCCGTCGTCG